GAAAAGAAATTTGTAGGCACGGACGAAACAGCGACTAATGCTGGGGAACCAACCATTCCCTATAATGAATATTTCCGTGTAAGAACTAGAACCGGACATCAGATATTGATGCACAATTCAGAAGATTTAATTTATATTGGAAATGCTAAAGGAACAACATGGATTGAATTAACGTCAAACGGCAAGATTGATATCTATGCTCAAGACAGCATTAGCATTCATACAGAGAATGATTTGAACATCAAAGCCAATAGAGATATCAATTTGGAAGCTGGTCGAAATATCAACATAAGATCAGAAATTGGTCGACTTCATATGGATGTTGCCACAGACTGGAAAGTTACTGTAGGACAAAATAATAAAATTACAGTTGGTAAAGATTGTGAACATGTAGTTGGCGGTAATACAAAAATCACCACTTCAGAAAATTTTGATTTAGGCAGCGGCGGCTATAATAGATTTACAGCCAGCGGAAATACAGATATACGCAGCGGCGGTAATCATACTGAATCTGCAGCCAGGATCGATATGAACGGACCGTTAGCACAAGCAGCAGTTCAAGCAGTTGAAATAACTCCGCTAAATCTACATGCTAATCCAAGTACCAGCACACAAAATGGTTGGGATGCCAAATATCAGGGTGGAAATATTGCCAGCATTATGAAACGTATTCCAATGCACGAACCTTGGGTTCTGCATGAAAATCAAACCCCTCAATTTTTAACACCAACAAATACAGATAGAGAAATCTAGGAGTGACATATGGCCAATAAACTTTACAATCAAAAAGTCGTAGCAGTAAACAAAGCATCTGTTGGCGATAAAGGCGGAGTTTTTACCTATAAAGGATTTAGTTCTAAAGAAGTTAATCGTAACTATAAACTTTATGATATTGATCTAGTGAAACAAGATTTGATCAACCATTTCTATATTCGCAAGGGTGAAAAATTAGAAAACCCGGAGTTTGGCACAGTAATCTGGGACATGATTTTTGAACAGTTTACAGAAGATGTTAAAAATATTATTGCTAAAGACGTTGAAGAAATTATTAATTATGATCCAAGAATCATAGTAAATGAGGTTCAAGTTGATAGCACTGATCAAGGTATAAGGATTGAAGCCAACATTACTTACATACCGTTCAATATTAATGAACGTATGACGTTTGACTTTGATAAAGACAATTCTATCATAAACTAAGCACTTTATTTTGCTTGATAAATATGATATAGGAAATAACAAATGACCACTACAAGTAGACAAAATAACCTAATACTCAACGAAGATTGGACACGTATCTATCAGACATTTAAAAATGCTGATTTTAAATCATACGATTTTGAAAATCTACGTCGAGTAATTATATCATATCTAAGAGAAAATTATCCTGAAGATTTTAACGACTATATCGAATCATCAGAATACATGGCACTCATTGATGCTATTTCTTTCTTGGGTCAAAGTTTAGCCTTCCGTTTAGATCTAGCGTCAAGAGAAAACTTTTTAGAATTAGCAGAACGTAAAGAATCTGTATTACGTCTAGCTCGTATGTTAAGTTACAATGCTAAACGTAATGTGTCAGCTAGTGGTCTACTTAAATTTTCTACAATATCAACAACAGAATCTTTAATAGATAGCAACGGAAAAAATTTAGCTAACCAAGTAATCCAATGGAATGACCCAACTAACACAAACTGGTTAGAGCAATTTCTTACAGTATTAAATTCTGCAATGGCAGATAATACAGAATTTGGTCGCAGTCAAGGTAATGCTATCATACAAGGAATTCCCACAGAACAATATAGATTTCGAACAATATCACAAGATGTTCCAATCTATACATTCAGTAAAACTGTTGCCGGTCGAGGAATGGTATTTGAGATAGTTTCAACATCATTCAAAAGTAGTGAATCTATATACGAAGAACCACCTGTGCCAGGAAACCAGTTAGGATTTGTTTATAGAAATGATGGCAGCGGTCCAGGATCACCAAACACAGGATTTTATTTGATGTTCAAGCAAGGATCGTTAGAACTTGCCGACTTCAGTATTACTGTTCCAACAACTAATGAAAAAGTATCTGTAGACAGTACAAATATTAATAATGATGACGTGTGGTTATTTAAAGTGGGCTCATCTGGAACACAACAAGACCAATGGACTAAGGTGTCAAATCTTATTGGCAATAACATCGCTTACAACAGTTTATCACAGGATATTAGAAATATTTTTGCTGTACAAACAGAAGAAGATGATCGAATTGATCTAGTATTTGCTGATGGCGTTTATGGTAATTTACCACAAGGGAGTTTCCGTGTTTATTATAGAGTAAGTAATGGTTTATCATATACTATCGCCCCAAACGAACTACGTGGCATTAATATTTCCGTTCCATACGTTAATAAATCTGGAACAGAACAAACAATCACTATCGGGTTAGCATTACAAGCAACAGTAGCTTCTAGTGCTGCAACTGAAGATATTGACACAATTCGTATAAATGCCCCGGCACAATATTATACACAGAATAGAATGATTACAGGTGAAGATTACAATCTTGCACCGTTGGCAAGCTCACAAAATATTTTAAAAATAAAAGCAGTTAATAGAACATCAAGCGGCATTAGTCGTAACTTTGAAATTATTGATGCCAGTGGAAAATATTCTAGTGTGAACATTTTTGCCGACGACGGCTTTGTCTATAAAGAAGAAATAGAATCGCAGATCAATTTCAAATACAGTAGCAGAGTTGACGTAGTTAATACTATTAGAAATATTATAGAACCGGTATTCACTGAAAAGGATGTTTACAATTTTTATCTTACAAAATTTGATAAGGTATTCTTTACAGATGAAAACTCTGTATGGCAACAAAGCACATCAGACGTTAATATAACTACCGGTTATTTTAAAAATATTGTTGACAATACTTTATTAAAAGTAGGATCGTATTCTACCAGCCCTTTAAAATATCTCTCATTTGGGGCATTAATTAAATTTGTCCCCCCAACAGGATATGCGTTTAAGAAAGGAGCATTGGTTGTTGCTAGCCCAACAGACGCCGGTCAAACAGATCGAATCTGGACCAAAGTTATTAAGGTAGTTGGTGACGGTACTAACGCAGGAAGAGGTGCGTTAACTAGCGGATTAGGTCCTGTAACATTTAATGATACGGTACCAAGCGGTGCTATAGCTAAACGAATTATTCCTAAATTTGTAACAGATTTGCCACCAGCACTTGAAACTGAAATTGTTAATCAAATACTACAGAATTTAAATTTTGGATTGCGCTATGATGTAGTTACAGCATCTTGGAATATTATCACAGCATCTAACCTTAATCTAACAGACTCGTTCAGTCTTGGTAAAGAAGGCGATACTAGTAATGTTAATCTTGACTCATCATGGACAGTTGCGTTCATTAAAGAAGTTGATCAATATGTTGTAAGAATACGAAAATTAAGTTATAGATTTGGTAGTGTAGAACAAAACAGATTTTATTTCGATAGTGCTGAAAAGCAATATAACGATCAATTAGGCAAAGTGGTCAAAGACCATGTCAAGGTATTAGGCATTAACACAGCCGCCGACGGTGTAAATCTTTTAAGAAATGAATTTTCATTTGAAATTTACGATACAATTAAATTTGAAGATGGGTACGAAAGTTCTGTTGAGATTGAAGTTGCATTCTCTGATACAGACGACGACGGTGTGGTTGATAATCCAGAATCTTTTGAACAGATCGTGGGTGAGGATACAGATTTAAATTATCTATTCTTCCAAAGTATTACAGATACAACAGGAGAAACAATCACTAGATTAATTGATAGTGATACAGTTAAAATATATCAGTTAGAATCTCAAGTAAACATTAACGATGAAGAAAACGGACAATTAATATATTTCTATGATGTTAATGAAGATAGAGTTAAGAGGGTAAACAAAACTACAAATACTTTAGATCTAGAAACAGAGTATAAAGGTGTTATAGGTAGAGATGCATTAAAATTCCAATACACTCACAACGCTAATGTAGATCGAAGAATAGATCCAAGTGTAAGTAATATCATTGATATATACCTATTAACAAGAAGTTACGATGAAGCTTACAGAGTATACTTGGCCGGAGGTACTTTGGTTGAACCAACTGCGCCATCCAGTGATAACCTGAGAATCACATTTGGCACTACACTTGACGCTATTAAAGCAATCAGCGATGAAATCATATATCATCCGGTGAAATATAAAGTATTGTTTGGATCAGTAGCTGAAGAGAAGTTAAGAGCACAATTTAAAGTAGTTAAAAATCCAACACAATCTATTAATGATAACGATTTGAAAGTTAGAATTGTTTCAGCCATTAATGAATTTTTTGATATTAATAATTGGGACTTTGGTGATAGATTCTATATCAGTGAATTGATCACATATATTTTAAATCAGACAGCACCGGATATTAGTAATCTTATTATTGTTCCTAGGCAATCAAGTCAGGAGTTTGGTAGTTTATTTGAAATACAAAGTACTCCTGATCAATTATTAATCAGTGGTGCAACGGTAGACGACATAGAAATAGTATCCGCGATAACTGCATCAGAAGTTAGAGCTTCCGCAACCAGCATAGTAACGACAACATAATATGGCAAATGATAAATTCCCTAAGAGTGGGTTACCAATAAGAAAAACGGTTGACCTATTACCGGCAACTTTTAGATCAGAGTCTAACGACAAGTTTATGTCGGCAGTTGTTGATCCATTAGTTCAACCTGGTGTTCTTGAAAAGATAGTTGGATATGTAGGTCGTAGATTTGGTAAAACTTATGGCGGTACTGATGTTTATCTAGACTCTGACGAAACACTAAGAAGTAGATATCAGCTCGAACCTGGTGTAGTTATTAAAGATAACAACGGCAACGTAGAAAAATTTTACGATTATATCGATTTCAAAAATCAATTAAAGTTTTTTGGTAACAATGTAGAACGTGATGATCTAACCACAGCACAAGAACACTTTGCATGGAATCCACCAAAACACTGCGACAAATATGTAAACTTTCTAGAATGCTATTGGATACCAGAAGGTCCTCCTCCTGTTGACGTATTTGGGCAATCTGATAAAATAGTCACCCAATACCAAGTAACATTAGGAGCTACTGGCAATTCTTATATTTTCTCTCCTAATTATACTAATGCTAGTTATATTAATAATCCCACATTAACTTTCTATAGAGGAGCAACCTACAAATTTAGAGTTATCTGTCCTCAAGAAGGATTTGTAATTAGATCAAATTATGATACAGGATCCCTATTGTTAAACCCAAATAGAGCGTATCAGCCAGGAGAATTGGCGGTATATGACAATAAACTTTGGAAAGCCAAAGTATTTGTTGCTCCCGGTGATGGAAGTAGTATCGATGCAGATAGCCAAGATTGGGAATTTGTAGAGATTGCTACATCTACTTCAGTTTTAGACTATAATGATGGAGTAACCAACAACGGTGTAGAAAATGGATTTATGGATTTTACAGTTCCATATAATGCTCCCGATGTACTCTATTATCAAAGTAAAGTTACTCCTGATAGATTTGGTCGTATTATTATCGCAGATATTGAAGCCAACACATTTGTAGATGTTGAAAAAGAAATTATTGGCAAGGCAACGTATACTAGTGGTAATGGTGTTAAATTTACCACGGGTCTTATTGTTGAATTCAAAGGTAATGTAACTCCTGCAAAATATGCTAAAGGTCGATATGTAATTGAAAACGTTGGTGCTAAAATCAATGTGGTCAATTGGGACGATCTGGTAATTCCAAGATTATCCAAAGTCGTACCCGAAGTAACATTTGATGATGGTGGATTTGATACCGGACCATTTGATGATGCTACGGCCTATCCATCAGAAAAAGATTATCTTGTAATCAGTCGTGATAGTATTGATCTCAATCCTTGGACCAGATATAATCGTTGGTTTCATCGAGCTGTATTAGATTATGCCTACGGTTTGCGAGGACAAGAATTTACAGCACCAGAAGAGGCAAGAGCGAAACGACCAATTTATGAATTTCTACCAGGTATACAACTATTCAATCATGGAAGAATTGCCAAAGAAACTGTTGACTACATCGACACCTATACTGACGATATACTTTCCAAAATTGAAGGTAGTGCAGGCTATAGTGTCGACGGTGAAGAATTGTTTGAAGGTGCAAGGCTTTTAGTAGTTGCAGACACAGACGATCTAACCAATAACAAAATATATGAAATACAATTTATAGTACACAACGGCAAGAACCAAATCCATTTAGCTGAAACAGAAGACACTGTTTCTAAAGAAGGTGAATGTGTATTAATACGTCGTGGAACAAATAATCAAGGACTAATGTTCCACTTCAATGGAACCGCCTGGGTTAAGAGTCAAGAAAAAACTAAAGTAAATCAACCTCCGTTATTTGATGTATATGATGAAGATGAAGTAAGTTTTTCAGATACTACTAAGTATCCAGATTCTACATTTGCTGGATCTGAGATTGTTGGCTATAAGGTTAACCCCAATGGCATACCGGATCCTGAATTAGGAATTAAATTAACATTTCTTAATATTGATAATATTGGTGACGTTGTACAACATTTTAATTGGGACACTGATACATTCACATATAGAGACGGTAATAATGTAATCACTAAACGTATTGCCACAGGATACTATTATCTAGATCCTACTGGCGGATATGGCGGATGGGGCAATGGGTGGACACCGTTATCATCAAAATACACGATGCCAATATTAGACAGTGTTAAAATTACATCGACGACAAATACATTTACTATTGATACTGTTGATTGGACTCTTCTTCCGAACGATGATGAGTTTGCAATTAGATTCTATGTAAACGGAGGTATTTACAAAGGACCCTATGTCAGGACTCGCGGAACATTTACCTTTACTGAAAGAACATTTAAAGAAAATGACATCATAACCATAAAGGTAGTTGCCAACGTAGAACCAAAATCTGGTTACTATCAGATACCGTTAGGATTAGAAAAGAATCCATTAAATGCACCGGTGGCACAATGGACACTAGGTCAAGCAGCTGACCATTTAAATTCCGGATTAGATTTTAACACATTGTGGTCAGGGGTTGTTCCCGGTCTTAACGACCTCCGTGATATTCCTTTCGACGAATTTGGCCAACCGTGGAATACATATAGTACTCGTTATCTACATCATTCTGGAATTACACCATTAGCGATTGCATTGCTATGTGATAAAACAACTAATATTGTTAAAGCATTACAATATTCTAAAAAATCATACACAGATTTTAAAAATAACTTTGTAGCAAAAGCTATAGAATTACCGTATAACGAAAATATTCCAAACTTTGTTGATGATATTATTTCTAATTTAAGTAGAACGAAGAATATTAATAGTCCTTTCGCCGACAGCGATATGGTTGGTAGTGGAGCATATACATCTATTAATTATACTGTTGAAGATACTGGAATTAAAATATTTGCATTATCAACAAGATTTGTATTAACTGAATTAAGTCGACGTGCAGTATATGTCTATATAAATGGAACACAATTATTACACGGAAAAGATTACGAATTTAATGGAACATTTGGCTTTGTAACTATTCTCAAATCATTAAATGAAAACGATCTAGTAGATATTAGAGAATATGTTTCAACAGCATCGTGTAATATTCCATCAACCCCATCAACTTTGGGATTGTATAAAAAGTATACTCCGATGAAATTCGTTGATGATACATATCGCGAACCTAAGGAAGTCATCCAAGGACACGATGGTAGCATCACTATTGCCTATGGTGACTTCCGTGATGATCTGTTGTTGGAATTAGAATATAGAATTTACAATAATATCAAGACAGAATATAATGCTAAGGTATTTGATATCGACGCAACTATTGGCGGATATTACGGTAATGCTCTATTCAACAGAGAAGAATTAAATGATGTAATTAATCCAGAATTTTTAAAATGGGTTCAAAATACAAATATTAATTATACCTTAAATGAATATTTTATAGAGTATGAACCTTTCACATACACCTATACTAATATGTCAGACCCAACCGGCACACAAAACTTGCCAGGATGGTGGAGAGGTGTATACAAATGGTTCTATGACACAGATCGCCCACATCGTTGCCCATGGGAAATGTTAGGCTTCTCAGAACAACCAACATGGTGGGAAGCACAATACGGTGCTGCACCTTATACCAGCAACAATCTAATCTTATGGGAAGATTTGCGTGATGGAGTTATCCGTCAAGGAACAAGAGCAGGTCGGTATGACAGATATAAACGTTCATCATTGATGAGTCATTTACCGGTCGACGGTGACGGTAAATTATTAAGTCCGTTAGATTCTGGACTAGCTAGAGATTTTGTTTTATTGAATAATCGAGGATCATTTACATTGGGTGATGTATCACCGGTTGAATATGCTTGGCGATCAAGTTCTGAATGGCCTTTTGCTATAGCTATCGCAATGTGTCTGTTAAAACCATTTGATTTTATCGCTAATAGTTTTGACAGATCTACAACTAGAAAAAATAAATTAAATCAAACTATTAATAAAACCACGGGAACATTTGTTACTCTTGAAGATCTTATTGTTCCTGAAACAGCAGGAACGCAAGCAGCAGGTTTAGTAAATTATCTAGTCAGCTATGTTAAATCTAAAAATTTATCATTAGATATTCTGTCTAATAATATTAAAAATCTATCAGTTCAGATGTCTACAAGATTAAGTGGATTTGTAGATAAAGAACAACAAAAATATCTATTAGATACTAAGAGTCCTCAATCAGCAACTAGTGGAATTTTTATTCCTCCCGAGAATTACGATATTGTATTCAATGTCAGCTCTCCTGTTAAGATTTTAACCTATAGTGGGGTATTGCTAGAAAAAACAGAAGGCGGATGGATACTCAACGGATATGATGATGTATTACCATATTTTGGATATTATGAACCATTAGTTAGTCAAGGGGATCCTTTAATATCAGTCGGCGGCGTAAGTGAAAATTTTGTTAATTGGGAATCCGATTATAGATATTCAAATGGCCAGATAGTTCTATATAAAAATGATTTTTACAGAGCAAATATAACACACGAAAGCTCAACACAGTTTGTTTTAGCCAACTGGAAGAAACTACCTAAGCTACCAGTAACAGGTGCTGTAGAAGCATTGAAAAGAAGAGAATTTAACAAGATACGAATTAAAAAATTAAGTTACGGTTCTAAACTAACAACGATACAACAGGTAGTTGATTTTCTTTTAGGATATGAAGAATACCTTAAAGACCAAGGATTTATTTTTGATAATTATGATACAGAAAACCAAGTAAGCCAAGACTGGACTACAAGTTGTAAAGAATTTATGTATTGGACCAAGCATAATTGGGCTATAGGATCGATTATAGCTTTAAGTCCAGCAGCAGAAAAAATTAATGCATCTGTTACAGTTGGTGTGGCAGAAAATATTATTGATGGCTTTTACGATTATCAAGTCCTCAAAGATGATGGCAAACCATTGTCAATTGCAAATATTAATGTTAATAGAACCTTTCAAAATATTACTATTCAAACTACAAACACCGAAGAAGGTATCTATTTCATAAAACTTTATTATGTTTTAAAAGAACATATTACAGTATTTGATGATATTACAGTGTTCAATGATGTTATCTATGACAAACCAACAGGATACAGACAAGACCGTATCAAATCAGTAGGATTCCGCACTACAGATTGGGACGGTGACTACACTAGCCCTGGCTTCTTATTTGACAATGTAAACATACAAGTATGGCAACCGTTTACTGACTATCGCTTAGGTGATATTGTATCTTATAGAAGTTACAATTGGACCAGTTTACAAAATCAATTAGGCACACAAGAATTTGATGATACCAAATGGACCAAATTAGATTCAACGCCATCAAAACGATTAGTTCCTAACTTTGATTACAGGATTAATCTAGTCGAAGATTATTATGATATTACTTCAGATGGAATTGGAGTAACAACAACAGCATTGTCTCGACATGCAACAGGATATCAAGCAAGACCGTATCTAGAAAATCTTTCTGAAGATGCAGTAACTCAATATCAATTATATCAAGGATTTGTTCGCGAGAAAGGTACCAACAATGCTATTACTAAAGTTTTTAACAAACTCAGTCGTGCAGGTGATGCAGCCATTGTTTTAAAAGAAGAATGGGCATTCCAAGTTGGTAGGCTTGGTGGGGTTGATCAACTGAGAGAGATTGAATTTACAGTTGAAAAAGATCAATTCCAATTGAATCCCCAACCAGTATTAATTTCTACAACTATCTCAAATGTTGTCAGCGATCAATATTATAGAATCAATGAAGCAGGGTTTACAATCAAACCTATTCCGTATGATGTTGATATAAATCCAACATCAGTTGATGCAGAACCAAGTAAAACAGCAGGATATGTTAAACTTGATCAGGTTGAATTTATTGTAAAAACTAGAGACGATATTTTAAATCTAGATATTTCCAAATTTTACGAAAATGATCACGTATGGATAACATTTGATTCATTTACATGGAATGTTTTGAGATTAAATGAATCACCTGTATTAAGTATTGTAAGTCTTGCAAGATCTGGAACAGAGGTGGTCATAACACTTAACAGAAGACACGATCTTGTTGTAGACGATATTATTGGTATTAAGAATGTATTAAATTTAACAGGATTCTTTAAGATAACAGCGGCTGGATTAGAAACAGTAACAGTTGAAATTGAATCAACAACGCAAGATCCTCAATTAGACGACAGCACCGTTACAAATATTCATTTGTTTACGGCGACAAGATTCGCATCATATGATGCACTCGATCCTCAGGAATCAGCATTATTACCGAACGGATCTAGAATGTATATTGACAATAACGGATCAGATCTTTGGGAAGTAATTAAAAAGAAAAAACAATATTCCGGAAAAAATATTGTAGAATACGGAACATCGGCACCGTTATATACAGGAACAAAAGTAGTTTACAATGACAAACTCAAACAGGCATTAGTAGGAATCCCAGGATCCGGGTATGTAATGGCATATCTAGAAGTAACCGCAGGATTATCATTAAGACAAATTATTGCACCCGAGCCTGGTCTTGAATCGACTGTTATTGGTTCGTTTGGATCTGCAATCGCAATAAGTCCGGACAGCAGATTTTTAATAGTTGGTGCTCCTGGAGCAAGCGGAGTTAAGAGTGATTATCAAGGTGACTACAGCCCAATTCGCAGTTATCTTGTTGGTGATATTGTTTTATATGCTGGCAAATTATGGAAAGCAGTAAAAGATACAGTCGGTGACGGTAGTACTGTAAATGTCTATACAGAAGACTGGGAACCAGCTGTTTCAATACCTGCTTATTCTTCCGGACGCAGTGTTGGTGAAACAAGCCAAGGTATGATTTCTATATACGAATGGTCGAACCAACAATGGGAAATTAAAAATTCATTTGTTAGCCCGAGACCACATAACAATGAACAGTTTGGTTCTGATATAACAATAGGTGTTAATGGTACAACATACTATATGGCAGTATCCGCAAAAGGATCATTAGAAAATCGCGGTAGGGTGTATCTATATGTTTATGATGGTACAGAATGGAAACATTTAGAAAATCAAAATTATAGAGGTGTGTATGCGCCGGTTGGAACATATAACCCTGTAACAGGAACATACAGTCCATCTGGAACAACATACTATCCACAAGGATCTGTAGTATGGTGGGATTCAGCATTATGGGAAGCACAAGCAGATAATTTTGCCGATGGTAGTACATTAAGCATCGATTCTGTTGATTGGAAGAAACTAGATCCTATTTCTACACAATGCTCACTACCACAAAATATTTCATTAAATGATGACGGATCAACATTGGCCATGGGACTATTAAGCCCTACCCAATTAGCAGAATTAATAAAACAAGGTGACGAGTTTGGACATAGTTTGACCATGAGTCGAGATGGTAGTATTCTTGTTGTTGGTTCTCCTAATAGTGATTCTCAATATTTTGCAAAATATAGAGGTATCTGGAGACCAGATATTGAATATGTTGAAGGTGATGTTGTTAGATATGTTGATCCTTCATATGTTACTCCTGGATTTGATTCTCAAGAAGATAGGATGTATTCTTACTATCGATTAGATCAAAGATTTGGTGAACCTACTGATTCAACAACTAGAAGTTACAACGAGCTTCCAGATGCAGGAATACCTTGGATTAATATCGGTGATAGTTCATCATTACCATCAGGTAAGATTTATATCTATCAACGCTCAACATACGGAATATACGAGCTTAAACAAACTATTAATGCTGACTCGTTACCAGAAGTTAATGATCTAGATTCTGGAAATACTGTGATCAATTCTGGAGATCAATTTGGCTGGTCGTTAGATATTGACTCTTCTGGGGCAACTTTAGTTGTTTCAAGTCCTCAATCAGATATTAATTTACAAAATCAAGGAAGTGCTTATATATTCCGCACTGACGGATTTGCTGACCCACAATACAGACTAAAACAAAAATTAGAAAGTTTTGAAAGATTCCCCAATGAATATTTTGGTCAAAGTGTAAGTATCAGTGCAAATGCAGAAAAAATTGTTATTGGTGCTAAAAATAGTCCGTTTGTCTATCTAACAAGATTTGACACAGTGTTAGGCACAACATTTGATCAAGGTAAAACTCGATTCTCAGAGATAAAAGGATATGCTGGCGGTGTATATGTATTTGAGAATAAAAACGACACATATTTCTTAACAGAAAAATTAGAAACAGAATTATCACCTTACGAGAGTTTTGGTTATAGTGTTGATGCTACGACATCTGTAATATTAGTAGGATCGCCCGATTATCAAGAACCAGTTCTAGTAGATGCTGCCTTTTCCTTTACTGGTCCTAAAGTTGGTATGGCAAGACTATTTAAGAAAGATACAGCTCTTGAATCTTGGGAAGTTCTAGCTAAGAGATTACCGGTAGTTGATATTTCAAAAATTAAAAGTATTGCAATGTATGATGATGTTAACAATGTTAAAATACAAGATTTAGATTATGTTGATCATGCTAAATTAAAAGTTTTAAATTCAGCAGAACAAGAACTTAAATTTAAAACACCATACGACCCTGCGGTATATTCCATAGGTACAGACGAATCAATTGTAGATTCAACACAGGCATGGAAAGAGCCGCATGTTGGCGAATTATGGTGGGATATTTCTAAGGCTAAATGGTTGTATTATGAGCAAGGCGATGTAAGCTACAGAACAGGAAACTGGAATACTTTGTCAGAAGGTGCCAGCATCGATGTTTATGAGTGGGTAGAATCTGTACTATTACCTAGCGAATGGTCAGCAGTGGCAGATACTAATGAAGGAGTGGCTGAAGGTATTTCTGGCCAACCGTTATATCCTAACAATGATGTTTATGCCATTAAAGAATTATATAATGAAAGCACAGGACAATTATCAGGCACATTATATTATTATTGGGTTAAGAACAAAACTACAGTTCCTGAAAATAAAATAGGTCGCAGAATTTCTGCAGCCAGTGTAGCATCTTATATCAATAATCCAGGCGGCACAGGAATAGCATTTATATCAATAATTGATGCAGATAAATTCTTATTCCATAATGTGCATTCGATATTATCAGTGGATGCTGCATCGATTAACATACAATATACCAAGAATGACATCAAACTAAATCCTATTCATAATGAATATCTATTGTTAACTGAAGGGGTAGCGGATAGCCTTCCTAATGAAAAATTAGAAGCAAAATGGATAGACAGCCTTGTAGGACAAGATTTAGCAGGTAACAGAGTGCCTGATCCTAAATTACCAGCTAAACAGAAATATGGTCTAGAGATAAGACCAAGACAAAGTATGTTTATTGATAGATTATCTATTCTTGAAACAGTAGTAACAAACATCAATACGGTTCTGTCTAAAGAAGCATTTTCTGATACGATAGATTTTAATAATCTAAATTTAGTAGATGAAATACCAAACGAACTTTTAAACTTATACGATGTTACTGTTGACACATACGAAGACCTGGTGGTGATAGGAACCACACGTATTAAACAGGCAGTTCTTTCTGTTAATATTATTGATGGAGAAATTGATACCATTGATGTGATATCAGCAGGGTTTGGGTATAAAGTTCCACCACCGGTAGAATTCGAAGGTGACGGTATTGGTGCAACGGCTACGTCTGAACTAGACAACCAAGGACGTATAACATCAGTCACAGTTAATACACGTGGAAAAAAATACACCACGGCAATTGCTAAGATTAGAAATTTCTCAGTGTTGATTAAATCTGATTCTACAGCAAGAGATTTTTGGAGCATTTATGCGTGGGATGATATACGTCAGGTATTTTTCCGCAGTCAATCACAAGCCTATGACACAAGAAGATATTGGAGTTTGATAGATTGGTGGAAAGAAGGATATAGTCCTATATCGAGAATAACTAAAGAAATTGGCATAGTTTCTGAAGAACAAGAACCAACATTAGGAATTGAGGTTGGGGATCTTATCAGAGTTAAAGAATATGCTGGAGGTGGTTGGGCAGTATTTGAAAAACTTGATGCTCCGAGTACTAGCGGATTTGCAGAAAACTGGTTACAGGTCGGTAGACAAAATGGCACGGTAGAGATCAGTGAAGACCTATATAAAATTAATAACGTTGGTATTGGGTTTGATAATACTCTGTCATTTGATACTGCATTATACGATATTGAAAATTCTTTAGAATTAAGAAATATTCTTAAGGCAGTTAAAGAAGATCTCTTTATTGGTGATTACAGAGTTGAATGGAATAAACTATTCTTTAGTTGTGTGCGTTATTCTTTCGCAGAACAACAATATATTAATTGGGCATTTAAAACAAGTTTCTTAAATGCTACTCATAACGTTGGTGCTTTAGAACAAAAATTAAGTTACAAGAATGATAATCTTGAAAGTTTTAAAGACTATATCAATGAAGTTAAACCTTATAGAACTACGGTTCGCGAATATGTAAGTAGGTATGATACTTTAGAAAACACCCCAACGGTGATGTCGGATTTTGATTCTCCTGCATATTTTTCTGTAAGCGAAGGAAAGATAGTTCCGGTAACAACATCAAACGAACAGATAAAATCATATCCATGGAAATGGTGGTTAGATTATCAAGGATATTCTATAGTATCCATTGAAGTAACTAATCAAGGAGCTGGATATACATCTGCACCTACCGTGTATATTGAAGGAAATGGATTTGGAGCAACCGCCAGAGCATATATTTCAAATGGAAAAGTTTCTGGTGTAGAAATGTTAACTACAGGATCTGGATATACTATACTTCCTACAATATCTCTAGTTGGCGGCAATGCTTCTAATTCAGACAGAGCTAAAGCAGTCGCAGTATTGGGCGAATCAAAAATAAGAACATTTAATCTATCAATGAAATTTGATAGAGTGGCTAAAACAGGGTTTTATACAGAGTTTACACAGACAGAAACGATTACAGCTCCTGGGTCACAAGCAGTCTTTAATTTAACTTATCCTCCATCAAGAGATAAGACTAAGATATCAATTCTTAAAAATGGTCTATTATTACTAGGTAATGAATATACTGTTAGTTTATACACATCATCGTCAGATGCTTACAGTGTGTTAAGAGGAAAAATTATTTTTACCACACCACCAATCAAGGGCGATGTAATTAACATTAATTATGAGAAGAATGACGAATTATTAGATAGTGTTAATAGAATTGAAAAATACTATGCACCAACAAGCGGCATGAAGGGCAAGGACCTTGGCCAACTAATGACTGGTATCGATTTTGGTGGAGTACAGATACAAGGTACTACATTTGATGTCACTGGCGGTTGGGATGCTCTTCCATGGTTTACAGATAATTGGGATAGTGTTGAAAGTTCTGCAGACTATTATCATGTATGTGATGGCAGTACTACGGATGTAACATTGCCATTTACGCCGGCCAATGGTCAACAAATCACAATATATCTTAAGAGAGCAGGTACTGCTATATTTTCAAGTATTGACAACTTGCAATATTCTGCGGCAACTCCCGAACCAACAACAGTAAGAATTGACGATCCGTTCTATGATGCTATAGACGATTCGTCAACTTCAGTAAACCCAACTGCACAGATGCCAACTTTTATCGGTGACGGAGTTAATAGAGATGTTGCAATTGGAGAATATATACAAACCAATCCTGGTGATATCTTAATATTCCGCCCCATTGAAAGCGATGGATCTGTAACGATTACAGATAATAATCTTCTTGATACTAAAATAAGTGGCGGTTCGCTAGCATCAATGAGCGGTGCTTATGCTACAGCCAACGGAACCACAGCAGAAGAAATTGCAATCGATGGCGACAAATTTATTAGCCCAGACCAAGTACCTGCTCCCGAAGAAAATATTCCAGGTCAGGTTCTCGATAGTCTAAGTATTCGAGTGTTCAATAATACACGTAGTGGTGCAGCACCGTTACAATCTAGATTATTATTTGGTGATGGCACAACTAGATTCTTCGATATCGGATTAGATGTATTAGAAAATAATTCTGTAATAGTTTATGTTGATAAGATAAAACAAATGCCAGCGACTGATGATTCGGTAATGAATTACGGTATTGATCTTGTAACCAAGCAAATAGAATTTGTAGAACCACCAGCAGATGGCGCAATGATTGAAATCCTTGCTATAGGCATTGGAGGTATTTCCTTATTAGATTACCAAGAATTTGTTGCAGACGGCACTACAAAATTATTCTTAACCTCTGCAAACTATTATGATACTACATCAATATTTGTAACAGTTAATGGTGAAATAGTAGATATAGATTTTATCAACAGTACTGGAATAGTTGATGCCACAGACAAGGTTTTAGTAAGATTTCCTTCAGATTTGGCCTTTAGAGATATAGTTAAGATTATCTGCCTTGGTTCAAGTTTGGATGTAGATTCTACAGGATTATCGATAGTTCGAGTTAATAATCAAACATTTGAATTTGAAGGTAGTACTAGAACATTTACCTTAGACAATTTTGTAAGTTTATCAAGAGGTGCAGATGCTGCATCTATGATAGTTGATGTTAATGGTCATATATTACGAGGAGTTGATACAACCTATGTAATCTATGATGGTGTAACTAATCAATTTGAATTAGGGATTGACCCTGCAGAGTCTGCAGGTGCTATTTTAAATACCAACGTTCGAGTATTTGTTAACGATATACAAAAAACTATTATTCAGGATTATAGTTATGATGGTACTACAAAAATATTAACAATTAAATCGTCAGTATTGACAACAGGTGATAAAGTCAAGATTGAAAATGATTTAAGAGCAGAATATCGTATCATCGGTAATGATCTAGTTATTGATTCATCAGTAACACTATCTTCAACAAATGAAACTGATAATGAATTAATTAATGTCACATGGTTTAGCGAATACCCATCGATGAATATTGTAACAGATGAATATGCAGGCGGAAAAATTAATTACAATTTCAGTCAACTGCCCTTAGATGCTAATTATGTATGGATATATAAAAATGGGGTACGTTTAGTTAAAGATATTGATTATACAGTTTCTTTACCAAGAGGAGTTTTCTATCTAACTGAACTCACAACAGATGCAGATGTGATTAAAGCTGTGGTATTTGGTACAGGTATTTGGAAAGAACCTAGTGCCTATGAAATCCATAAAGATATGTTAAATGTATATCAATTTAAGAGATATGCGTTAGGAGAAGTTAGTTTATCTAAAAATCTTGCTTATTATGACACCACAATGACGGTAAGTGATGCAACCTTATTAGCAGATCCA